CTGGCTTTCGAGCGTGCCGGTTCAAGTCCGGCAGGGGGTACCATCGAGCGCGTTGCCCAGTGGCATAACGCGCCAAAGCTCAGAGCCAGCGTGATGTCGGCGCCGCGTTATGGACAATTCTTTTTTGTTTTGTCCTACCTATTCATCCTACCCACGCATCCACCCAGTTCGCCACAATGGCCCCCGGAATGCGCCCCAGCGCCACCTCTGCCGCCTTTGCCAAGTCCAGCCGCTTGGTGAGCTTCACCTGCCGGACCAAAAGAAAGATCGGCACGCTGGCAAGGCCGCGGCCGGATTTTGCGCGTGATGCCACACCAAGCCCGCGACTGTTCAGCCGACCTTCCGCCACAAGAAGGCTGGGACCCCGCGATCGGTAGATGAACCGAAGCGGCACACCGCGTCGGCGCTCCCACTCTGCTGGGGTGATCCGGCCGCCACGGGTGGATTTACCAGCGGCTGCGGTCGGGATCGCAAGCCAGAGACTGCTTTTCGATCGGATGAGCGGGCCCGTGTCATGCGCGCCGACAATCACAGGCGCGTTTGACCACACAAGAGCCGCCGCGTTCAGGCTGGGTCGCCCCTTCGGATAATTTTCAGAGCGAATGGTGCGTGCGAGCCGCGCGCCGAGGCCAGCACCAGTGATCTGCCCGCGCCAATCGGTCTTGAGGCTAAGGGCCGACTGGCGAATGGCCGCCGACACCGCGCGTTCGCTGGCTGCAATTTCCGCCTGCATCATCGTCGCAATATCTGGGTCGATGGCCAGCCTAAGTTTCATGTTGGGATCACGCCGGGCTGAGGTCGATGGTCCAGATGAGCCGTTCACGATCTCGGCGCGGCTCGCCTTGGATCAAAAACGTCTCGTCCCCAATCAAGATTTGTTCTTGCGGGCGGGGATGTGGAATATCCGCCACCCGGACGTCGATCCGGGTGGTGTCTGAGAGAAGCCGCGCCGCGCCAAACTCCGTGATTTCGTCGGGGCGGCGCAAGATCCCCCGGGCCCGAGTAAAGGCCCCTGCCCCGTCACGATGCCAGATTTCGACGGCGATGTTGGGATCGCCAAAGAGCGCGTCCATCGCCGAGCTGAACGCCGTCATCAAGTCCGCCGGGCTGCGCGCAAGACCTGCGGACGGGTGCATATCGGCAGGGGGTTGCTCTCAATCTCAAGGCGCACCCATTCGTCACGCTCACGATCTGGGATCATGCGCGCATAAAGCGGCAAGCCGATGGTGTTGACCGTCTCGAAGGTATCCGCCGGCGCAAAGTAGATCTCAAATAGACCCTCAATGCCCTGCGGATAGAAGTAGGCCTTGTCCGTCGGCACACCGATCGTGGCACTGCCCCCATATCGGCGGAAGGTGATCCCACCAAAGCTGAACTCATCCACCGCCCTGCCCCGCAACTCATTGGCAGCGGCCGTGTTGAGATAGGTCTCCCGGATCTCCTTATGGGCGACCAGGTCGGCAAAGAAGGCCGAACCACATTCCGCGCGCAACTGCACAGGCCCCACCGCCAGACCACCGAGGCTCTCCTCGACGCTTTCGATCAAAGCCTGGCAGCGCTTCCTGAGCGCGCCAGATGCCGGCGACTGGTTATCAAGATCAAAATCGATCTCGGCCGCAGGTGTGATCCCAAACTCAGTGGCGAAGTTGATCACCACAGAGCCATCTCGGGGGTTCTTCACCAAACCCTGAAGCCCATTCAGCAAATGATACTCAAAGGTCGCTTCGGCATCCGATCTCAGGCGCCGCATCCGGCGCGCAACTTCGGCTTGCGCCTGCTGCGTCACGCTTTCCGCGCCGAACTCGCGGATGCCTTGGATCTCGGACGCCCAAAGCACATCCTGCTTTTTGAACTGCCGGCACACAAAGGCACGGACCTGACGGCTTTCTGGGGATTGCTGGTCATAGGAGGATCCGCGCTCGGAGAACGGGATCAGTGACAAGGTCCCATCCCGGCTTTCGATCACGACCGTGCGCGTGCGCACCCCGCGCTCGCCAAAGAGACCTGAGCCGGACAAGGTCGCGGGCTTGAAGGGAATATTCTCCAAGGCACGCGTGAGCTCAATAACGGAGAAGGCATCGCCTTCAAAGATATCCATGGTGGCCATATGCCAACCTCCTTGATGTGAGTGTCTTGAGGCCCGACCCAACGCTCAGCGTAGGACGATGCCGAGCGCCGCCAGTGCCGTGCTGGCTGCCGTGATCTGGGCCTCCGTGGCCCCCTCGGGCCACACAATGTCATGTCGGTTGACGAGCGCGGGCCCACGCAGGATCACAACGCCAAGGGCGTCAGCCGCACTTGCGTCGACCGCGGCCCAGAGAATGGCAGCGGGGGTTTGGCTGCCGTTGGTAGCGGCCGGTGCAAGGCGGGTGTATTTGCCACCCGTGGTGATCTTGCCAAGCACGGAGCCGGGCTCGAGCTTTCCAGCGCCGGAGGCAATGGTGACGGTTTCTCGGGTGAAGTCGCGGAGCACTTCCCAGACGAGAAAGCCGCCTGCGTGTTGGCCTTCAGTGAGCATGGTCATGTTGGCTTATCCTTTCGTCTTAAAGGTGCGGGCGATGACCTCGCCCCAGGGATGGAGGGAGGCTGCGCGTCCAGGCTGGGCGTGGGCGCTCAGGGTGATCTCGGGGGTCGCGTCCGCCTTGGCCGCGAGAAGGCGGCTGCGGACCGCATCAAGGCTCGCGTCCTCCTCGAGGAACCGGCCCGCCATCTGCGGCTGGCCTGCAAGGCGGCAGAGATCGATGACCGCGCGTGCGTGGGCCATGGCCTCGGCGCGGATTGCAGGCGCGCTTGATGCCCCATGGTCGATGGGGCCGAGATCCTCGGAGGTCAGTTTGACAGACGGCGGGCGCTCAGCGGTTACCTTGCGGCCCTCGCTGTTGGCTGACCCTTGGTCCCGCGGCGCGTCGCCAGTGTCACTGGACGGGACCTCAGGGCGGTCAACAGGCGTATCCATCTCGCCTGTAGGTGCCGCAGTCGGGCTGGGGTCTTCATCTTGGATTTCAACACCGATGGATGGGGGACCGGCGTCTGCGGCGGCCTCGAGCACCTCTGGTGGCGCATTGCGGAAGCGTGCCACATCAAAGGAGGCGGCGAGCTTCACGGGCTCTGCGATCCGATCAATTAGGCCAAGATCCAAAGCCTCCGTTGCATCAAGCCAAGTCTCGGCCGCCATGAGGGCGGCGATCTCTTCATCGGGCTTCCCGGACTTGGTCGCATAGCCCTGGATCAAGCTGACCTTGACCTTATCGAGCGCCTCGGCGGTGGACCGCATATCCTCGGCCGTGCCCATAACCAGCCCCGAAGGATCGTGGATCATCAGGAAAGCGTTTTCTGGCATCACGATCATGTCGCCTGCCATGGCGACGTAGCTCGCGGCCGAGGCGGCAATGCCGTCAATCCAAACCGTAACCTCGCCCGGATGGCGTCTCAGCGCATTGTAGATCGCCACCGCATCAAACACCGAGCCGCCGGGACTGTTGAGCCGCAGATCAATGGTCGCATCATCCGGCAAGGCACCCAACTCTGCCAGAAAGCCCTTCGCTGTGACGCCGTAAGCGCCGATTTCGTCATAGATCAGCACTTCCGTGCGGGATCCTTGCGCGCCGGAGCCCCGGGCGCGGATAGTGTACCAGGATTTCATGGGGTTACTCCTCGAGAGTATCTGGATCGGTCCTATCCCCGGACGGTGCGGGGTTAGGATTTGGATTGGGTTCTTGGACTGGCGTGGCCCTTGCCCCCTGCGTCTCACCGGGGCTCGTTTTGTAAATGAGCCCCATCTCTCTGACCCGCGCGGCGTCGGCGGCGTTTTCGCGGTCGACCTCTTCGATGTCATAGCCTGTGGCCTCGACCACCTTGCGCCGCGAGGTAATGCCCGCTCCCATCGCAAGAACCTGCGCTTGGATGTCTTTGAGAGGATCAACCCAGTCCCACCTTGGCGGGATCCATTGCACCGCGCGCGCGTCAGCGGGGTCTGCATCGAGCGCGCCCGACAGCACAGCCGTCTCCAGCCAGCGCCGCCAAACGGGACGGCATAGCTGATGCGCCATGACACCATGCTGCAACTGGCCAATGCGGCGGCGGAACTCGACCAGTTCGGCACGCAAGGACGAGTAGTTCGCCTGCCGGACATCGCCCGTGACGAGATGATAGGGCAGACCCAGCGAGGCCGAGACCGCTAAGAGTGTCCGGTACTGGAACGCCTCATAGCCGCCGCCGACATCGGCGGGACTTGAGAACTTCACGTCTTCCCCAGGCAGAAGGACCTGCATGGTGCCAGGCTCTAAGCTCGCGATGGCGGCCCCGTCGAGATCCGCTGCCCCTTCACCCATCATCGGATCTTCGGGGGCCGTCTTGATAATGAAACCCGCGAACATCGCGGCCGTCTTTTTGCGGTCGAGTTCCGCATCGTCGTACTGGTCTAAGAGGAACAGCCGCACCAGGGCGGGAGCCACATGCGGCAGGCCGCGGATTTGGCCTGCATCAATCGGCCGATAGATGTGCAGCACCTCTTCGGCAGGAACGCGGACGGTATCTGGCACGGCCACCAGCTGGTCCGTGCTGTCGCCTGGATGGCGGCGGCGGAAGTGATAAGCCACGCGCCGTCCAATCAGGTCGAACTCAACCCCGCAGCGGATGAGGTTCCCGTTCGGGTCCGTTTCGGTTTTTTCAAAAGGCAGCATCTCGGATTGGAGAAGCTGCAATTGGAGCGGGACCAGGAGCCCGTCCTCCGCCCGTCTGGGCCGAAGGCGCACAAAGCATTCGCCCGCCACAAACATCTCGCGTGCGACCATGGCTTGCAGCCCGTAGAAATCGGTCAGACCATCGGCGTCCGCCTCATCCGTCCAGGCGAGCCAGAGCTTCTGGACCTGGTCACGCAGCACCGCATCCGTGATGAGCGAGGACGGCTTGATACCGTCCCCAACAAGGTTGGCCGCAAAGGCCTCGCAGGCGTTCGCCGCATAGCCGTTGGTGACCACCAGTTCGCGCGAGCGTGCCAGCAGTTTGGGTCCGCCCGAAGCCACGAGCGCGTTGATGTTCTCGAGAGGTGGGTTCCAGCCCCGCAAGCGCCGCTTCGCCATCGCGCCTTCAAGCCGCGCGCGCATGGCTTCAGGACCGCCCGGCTTGCGGCG